AAAGGCCCCATAAGGCGCTCGCGCTAATGACACCCGTGGAATATATTTTAAGAGAGAACAAAAATTGCAATATGTGGTGGACCCATACATCTCCTTGCCTTTCGGCACGTAAGAGGCTAACCTACATGTGTCTAGCATGAAATTGGCCTCAGATTAATGTTAAGCGTCTTGCAGGACGCGTAATGTTAACTGGGGCTTTTCTCTATCTGCCGTTGGTGTTCATGCCCGAGGCAGATAGCCTCAAGCACCCACAGCCATTCTACTTAACTACCGTTACCTCGCCAATATGAAATCAGTCAGAAAGGCGATCCATAAGAACAACAGCAAGGCAATAAATTGCCATTACAGCAGCAATAGCCAGCGCACATTTCAGAACCAGCACAATGACCTCCCACATTTGACGTACACGTGCATGATTCAATATGTGGCAACCTCCTCCTTGCTTCAATGCAAAATCAAGTATTGTTGTATAACTATTTAACCAACTCCCTATCCCCGCATCTCAGGCGCCCAACTTATGTGTGCGGGGCGTTTTTTAATACCTTACCCCCAGCGGCAAATCAAATACACCACCAGCGCCACCGCCAGTGCAATACCTACTGTTGTGAATGCCTCAGGCCAGCTCATTGATTCACCTCCTTCGTGGTTCTGGTAGCGGCATCCAGTCGGTTACATTGCGGCTCTGTGTTTCAAAAAATTCATTACCATTGCGGACAATATCGAAAAACTCACCGTCTCGATATTGCGCATGAAGAACGAATGCGCCATCACATAAAATAATTACGTGCTGACCATCACCTAGCATTCGCTCACTACAGCTTATCCAACCGCCCGAAGTTACCGGAGAGTTGCCAGTCTTACGCATGGCAATCTCCACGATTTCAACCATATCTCCTGGTGGAATTTTACAGTGCTGACCCAAATGCCTCTGCTGCCTGGCATACTCAAGGATGTGCTCCAGTTTGATTCGATTAATCATGATTTATCTCCCTTAAGCATGGCTGCACGACAGGCCTCTTTGAGCACCCAGTCAACCGCGTCTTTCCATGCTCCGGTTTCGACTGGCGGATTTTCACGCTTAACCTGTTCATAGAAACGCACTGCTTTAATCAATCCTTCTGGTGTCAGTGACACAGGTGTAGCGGTGAATAGAGGTTTAGGTGTTATCTCTGCACGTTTTGCGTATGCATCAACTGTGTCAGGATTAAACAGGATTATGTTTTCGCCGTATTCCCACGCTATCGGCTCTGCTTCCAGCGATGCCAGAGCAATTTTGAATAACTCACCCTCTACTCGTGCCACCCCTGAATTGGGGTGGCATTTCGCAATCGCTATTTTTAATTTAGCTTCTTCGATTAATTGCTCTTTTGTTAATTCAGTCATTTTTCATTACCGCCCTTTCGGGCGGCCTCCTGATGTTTTGAGGGTGCAGGAATCCCTCCTGTTAAGGATTAAATTTTATTTACAGTGCTGAGATTAATTATTCAGATTTGAATTATGTTTTCTCTTTCACTTCACGCAGTCCTGATTGTTAATTTGGCTCACAGTACCACCTCCTGCAAACTTCCCTTCCAGAAAGCCAGCACGCGCTGCATAGTTTCGCTCTGACGGCACTCTCGGCAAATTATGTTCTGTCTCCTGTTGTAACGGCGTATCTCGCTATCTGGCAATGAATAAACCAGGTCGGGGTCGTTCTTCTTTTTCACTGCCGCTCTCGACATTTTTTTGCAGGCTTTTATCCAGTCCTTACGAGCCTGTTCTGAAGGAAATATTCCATGGCCTGAACCATATAGCGTGCCACTAACTACCAGCTCTTTCGCCAGAACTTCTATCAGGTGTCTCGTTGCTCCGGTTTCATCCTCCAGTTGCTTACGTGTTTTCCTCCCATCTCTGCGCACCAGTTCCACAATACGCGCCTTCAGTTGCTCCCGATATTCAGGTGTAAAAACGTTTCTCATAAGTGCCTCACCTTTCCGACACAACGCGACTGGAGGAATCGACAATCTGTCGGACAATATCCCGGTGTTTATTCAGCTCCCGCAGCGCGGCGCAGACGCGCTCCCACTTCTGGACATGATTTTTCGCCCGGCGCAGTTCGCGGTTTGCCAAATGCAGCGATGGTAAAATCAGGTCATCCGCCCGCGTTTCGGTGAACGATGGCAGCGACTGCACAATGTCCGCCACAGTTTCTGTTTTAATTTCTTCCTGTGTTACAGTTTCCTGTGCTGGTAACGCAACACCTGCTGGCTGAGGAAAGGCTTTACCATCTGTTTCCGTTACCAATGCGGCTTTCGGCTCTGCTGGTAAATTATCGTCCGGCATGCAGTAACGAAATTTACCGTTCTGATTTACGCGAATCAGGCGACCTTTGCTGATTGCCTGAGCCAACGTTGAAGCCACTTTGCGTGATGTGATACCGAACAGCGTAGCCAGCTCATCAGCCGTTTGTGGTCCGCGTTGTTCAATCGTCGCCGTTAAATCGCACTCTGAGATTTTCGCTACTGTTGCCGTGGTAGTTTCTTCATGAAATTCAGCCCGGGATGCTTGTTCCTGCTGAGCATTGCTACCAGCCACACGCCAGGTGTACGCGGTTTTATCAACGAAACCAGATTTTTTCAGTTCCCACAGCTCATTCAGTACCTCTTCACGACTGATATCAAGTCGCGCAGCAAGTTCTATGGATGTGGCCTTTCCCATCGCTTTCAGTGCGTCAAAAACAGTCTCCATTAAAATTTCCTCCCGGTAAAAATCACTTCGTGATTCCTGGCTGGACGACATTCGGGCGCCAGCTTTCCCAGTTAAAAGTCACCCAGCGCCCGCCGTTCATGGTCATGCGATCCATAATCCTCTCGCCGAGCAACGTTTTCATGGCCTCATAGTTCAGGTTTGTCAGCATCCCCATACTGCGCATCGATGCTGTCCGGCGATCAACAATCTGATGCAGCACCACCTGCTCGTTTTTCGTCTCACGCTGAATGCCAATTTCATCAAGAACCAGCAGATCCACTTCGCACAGTTCCCGCAAAAATTTTTCGCCTGACTGCCCGTCGTCATAGCTGGCGTGCAGGGCACTCATAACATCAGCCACAGTAACCACTATCACTGTCTGGCCGTCTTTCAGCAGGCGATTCCCGATAGCCGCCGCCAGATGGTTTTTTCCGGTACCAGGTTTTCCGCTGAACGCGAAATTTGTGCATCCGGTCATCAGTTCATCAGCGATGGATTTCGCCTGACTTAACGCGTATCGCTGGCCGTCGTTCTGTACATGGTAATTCGCAAACGAGCATTTACGGTGCAACGGCTGGATGCCTGAGCGATTCAGAATTTTTTCCACCCGCAACTGGCGATTCAGGCGGTTGATCTCCTCGCTACGCTTCTGGCCTTCAGCAAGTTGCCACTCGCGCCACTCCGCTACCGTTCTGAATGGGGCGGTTACATGTGGCGGGGTCAGTCTGCGGATACGTTCCAGAACGCCGCCTGTCGCAATATTTTTCATGGTTCGTTACCCCCTGAACCCCGGAGGAATTTCGGTGTCCGGTTCAGAAATATGATTCACACAACGCTGTACAGGTGAACGCCCCAGGCGGATGACCAGTTCGTCCCATTTTTCGCGGAGCTTTGACGGGCTCATGATGTTTTTTACCCAGAATGGATCCCGCTGTACCCGCCCAAACATTTCGCAAATTTGTCTGTGAGTTCTGCCATCCAGCATCCGCATTGTGCGCACGTCATTGGCCCACGCGGTCCAGTTTGGTTCTTTCGGTCGCGTGATCTCGCCATCATCGCTGGCCGCCTGCTCGTAAAGACTCACGATTCGTCCCCAGATCCACTGTGCGCACGCCAAATCTTCCTGACTTCCCCACTGGCGTTTTTTCGCACTGAACACAACCGCATCAGGGTGTCGGGTTAAAAAATCCTGTTCAGCCGTCTGCGGGTCCGGTTGCGAAGCGTCCGGACAAGAAGATCTTTTATCTGATGGATCAGATTTTAATACTGACGGATCGGGGTCAATCATCGCCCCCCTAACCGACCGTTTTTTATCAACGGTTGATCCATCAAAATTTGACGGGTCAACCGTTGAGGGGTCAATATTTGACGGGTCAACCGTTAACGGGTCATTTTTTGCCGGGCTAATTTTTCTTTTCGGTTTATATGCCTCTCGCGCCGCCGCTGCTGCAGCTTCGAGTTTTTCCACATTAAGCCGGTAGATATTGCTTACGTTACGTCCGCCAACCTTACGCTCTTCCTTTGTCAGCCAGCCGCTTTTTTCCAGTTCCGCTATCGCCGCTTTAACCGTTGATTCACTCTTTGCCCCAATCTGACGACGAATGGTCTCTACTGCAGGCCATGACACACCTTCATCATTGCTGTAGTCTGCAAGACGAGCCATCACTGCCACCCTGGATAAGATCATGCCGGTGAAGGCACACCCTTCCCAGACAAGACCATGAAGCTTGCTGCTCATAAAAAACCCCGAACACCGTGCTTTTAGTGCATCACCACGGCATTTCCTGCCGGGCCACCGCGATTAATCTGGTTGAAACCAGCAATTGCCACCGCAATAAAATCATCTGCATCCCTCACCAGCCGCTCCCGCGTCTCCAGCAGCTCCCGAAAATAGGCTGAACTGTGACTGCGCATTCGGGCCACCAGCAGAGGCGGCATTGCCTTTTCGATCGCAGGTAACAACGCCTGAATTTTTTTAACCGCATCAGGGGTGTCTTTCTCCACCCAGCGGAAAATTTTCTGAGTATTGCGAGCCAGGGCTTCAGGATGGCTGTCGTCATATAATTCCGGGAACGTCATACCCAGCTCAAAATAAGCTCGGGTTATTTCAGCCGCCGGAACTTTTTCGCCATCAGGACGCGCCCAGGCATTCATCGCCATGCGGATGTGTTCATGCTTGATTTTCATGAATCATTTGCCTCTTGATGTTTCAGGTATGATCAAATGAGGATTTGTTACTGTCATTTAGTTGCTTCACTGACATATTCTGCGAATAACATGCCGAACGTCGTAAATATGACCAGTCAATATCAGGACGAAGTTCTTCGCACAGAACGTCACCTCTTGTTGCACGTTCAATTGCTGGACATCTCTCTGCAGGCAATTGACGTACCCCTTTGATCCATTGATTTACGCTTGGAGGTGATACACCTAAAAGCCTAGCCATTGCTGATTGCCCACCGACAACAGCACAAGCTCGCTTGAATGAATAGTTCTCTTTTTTCATCGAATGAACTCCAAAAACACACAGAGATATTAGGCGACGCCTAATGCTAATGTCAATAGGCTATGCCTAATGCAGTAAGAATAGGGATTGCCTAATACAATGAGCATAGGAGAATATTAAGCAATGCTTAGTGGTAAAGACTTAGGCCGAGCAATAGAGCAGGCCATTAACAAAAAAATCGCATCGGGATCCGTCAAATCAAAGGCGGAGGTCGCTCGCCACTTCAAAGTCCAACCACCATCAATCTATGACTGGATTAAGAAAGGCTCCATAAGTAAAGATAAACTTCCAGAATTATGGCGTTTCTTTTCTGATGTTGTTGGTCCAGAGCATTGGGGGCTTAACGAATACCCCATACCAACCCCCACCAACTCAGATACAAAAAGTGAACTTTTAGACATAAACAACCTTTATCAGGCAGCCTCTGATGAAATAAGAGCGATTGTAGCTTTCCTGTTATCAGGAAATGCTACAGAACCAGACTGGGTTGACCACGATGTTCGCGCCTACATAGCAGCGATGGAAATGAAAGTTGGTAAGTATCTGAAAGTTCTAGAATCTGAACGGAAAAGCCAGAACATCACAAAAACTGGAACTTAAACTTATATGGTCTGACGGAAAACTCCTGGATTCCGTTATTTAATCCCTCCCATCACTTTTTTCATTCGCATCACCTATTGGGTTACGCCCAGAACATTAGGCAAAGCCTATTGACAATCAATTAGGCATTACCTATAGTTCCAGCATGCCACCCACCCCGCCCCACAGCACGCAGGGCAATACTTCGAGTTACCAGGCAGTGGTCAGGGGTTAAGTAGCCAGCCCGAGGCGTAAGAACATGACGGCAGGGTTCAACTTTAACTATGCAGCAGGTTTTTGTTCCGCTACCCCGGCGTTAAGGGGAAATGAGGTCAGCATGGATACTATCGATCTTGGCAACAACGAATCTCTGGTGTACGGCGTGTTTCCCAACCAGGACGGCACGTTCACCGCGATGACGTATACCAAAAGTAAAACGTTTAAAACCGAAGCTGGCGCGCATCGCTGGTTAGCAAGAAACTCTGACTGATGAGGTTGACGATGGAATTTAAAGATTTACCTACTTCAATCCAGGAGATTGCAGCACACACACTTCGTCATCGTCTGAACGAACTTGCATTGGAATCGGTAACGAAAAAAGACACTGATAATATGGCTCGTAATGTGCGCGATGCGTTTACCGGATTGTATTTCTGTGCGTCTGTAAATAAACACGACTCAGAGAGTGTGGCAAATAAAATTGCAGAAACGACAGCGCAAAACATCAATACGAAACCAACGGAAGAAGAAATTGATCAGTTTGCTCATGATGCTGGTTTAAAAAACAAGAAAGAAAAATCGCCATATGCGGGGAACATGTTTGTTTATGACAATCTCATCAGAATTCGTGGCGAAATTCCGGCGGAATACCTGGCAAGAGTCCATCAGGCATTGCTTAAAAATCTGGAAACAGAATTATTTGATGGCAACACTAACGGTTTCTTCATGGTATCAGGCCTTGAGAAAGACTGGGATGCAGAAAAACGCTGGAATGTTGCTACATGGTTATTCAGTAACAGAGCCGCTGCTCTGGAAGCTTCGGCATGTATTTGCGGCCTGTTCTTAACAGACCACAAATATAATCTGGATGTGTACAGTTATATTTACGCTGGTTAA